AATGAACAAAGAGTCAGGTGAAATAGCATTATATAGACCTGATTCTTTTGATAAACCAGACATAAAAAAGAAAATAAGATCAGTTAAAAAGATGGTAAAAGTGGACACACCGCCTGATTTATGTTATAATCCTATACCAGATGGAGCATCAGGAAATATGAAACTTCCTAGAGGTTGTGTTTATTGTAGACATAAGTTTGAATGTCACAAAGATTCTAACGAAGGTAAAGGACTAAGAGTATTTAAGTATGCAAAAGGATTTAATTATTTAACTCAGGTTGTAAAGACACCTAAAGTTTTGGAAGTTACTAAATGAATGGAAGAAAAGCAAAAGCAATAAGAAAACGTGGTAAAGATTTACTTATCGAGTGGTTACGATCTGTTGTTCCAGAAGGAGAAGATACTTCTAAGATAAATAGAAAAACTTTACATACCTTTCTATCAGATCAAACACACTTCTATGCTAACAGAAAGATAATGCTTAGTGCTTATTCATTGAAGTGGATTTATAAACAGTTAAAAAGAAATCCTAACTTTACATTGGAAGATTTAAATGGCTAGAAGAAAACCTAGAAAGATACGACCAAAAGAAAAAGGTGTGCCTAAAGGATATGATAGTAAATGGGAATATGATTTACATAAAGGTATATTAAGTAACTGGAATCATCATGGTAAAATGATTGATTACATTATTGAAAAGAAATATGAACCAGACTTTACAAAAGATAAAATTATTATCGAAGCTAAAGGTAGGTTCTGGGATCATGCAGAGTATAGTAAGTATGTTTGGATTAGAAAGTCTTTACCAAAAACAACGGAACTTGTGTTCGTCTTTCAAAAACCTTACGCACCTATGCCTGCCGCAAAGAAAAGAAAAGATGGAACAAAAAGAACACACGCTGAATGGGCAGAGTCTAATGGTTTTACATGGTATTCAGAAGAAACTTTACCAGAGGAGTTAAAGTAATGACAGACATGGTTAATAATCCTGAACATTATAATCAGGGAAGTATTGAATGTATCGACTCTATTAAAGCTATGTTAAGCACAGAAGAATACATAGGTTACTTGCGTGGCAACTCACAAAAGTACAGATGGAGATTTAGATACAAGAACGGAATGGAAGATTTAAAGAAAGCAGAGTGGTATGAAAATGAATTAATACGAGAATTAAAAGAATCAGGAAAGGAGCATTATGATGCTAAGTAGATTATTATACATGATACCTTTTATAGGTATGATAACAGCAGGATATTTTTTATGGACTGCAGATATTCGAGGAGCTTTGTTGTTAGCAGGATTATCGCTAACACAAAGTATAATATGTTTAGGTTATATCCTAGCTCAAATATCTGTGGTCGGAACTAGAGGAACACTAGAAGTAGAAGTAGAGTTATGGGATGCTCTTATGCCTGTCATATTCTTACTGCTTTCAGCTACTTCTTATGTATTAGTTGTAACTGAAAATGTAAGGGGAGCAGTATGACACATGAAAATAACGTAGGACTACCTACAAACTATCAACAGTTTATACATCTAAGCAGATACGCTAGATGGAATGAAGAAAAACAACGTAGAGAAACATGGAGCGAAACAGTATCTCGATACTTTGATTTCTTTGAAAAACATTTAGTTGAAAACTTTATGTTAAATAAACACGACTACATATCTGCTAGAGAATATTTAGAAAAAGCTGTTCTTCATTTAAACATTATGCCAAGCATGAGAGCATTGATGTCAGCAGGTAAAGCATTAGAAAGAGATAATGTAGCAGGATTTAATTGTAGCTATGTAGCTGTGGATAATGTTCGAGCATTTGATGAAACACTTTATATACTTATGTGTGGCACAGGTGTTGGGTTTAGTGTTGAGCGTCAATACATAAACGAATTGCCCGATCTTCCTGAAGATTTGTTTCCAACTGATACAGTTATTAAGGTAGCTGATTCTAAGATTGGGTGGGCAAAAGCATATAAAGAACTTATGTCTTTACTTTATGTAGGACAAATTCCTACTTGGGATGTATCTAACATTAGACCTTACGGTGCTAGACTTAAAACATTTGGTGGTCGTGCTAGTGGTCCTGCTCCACTTGAAGAGTTGTTTGATTTTACTATCAACATATTCCGTGATGCAATAACAAAAGGACAGCGTAAACTTGTGTCCATAGATTGCCATGATTTGATGTGTAAGGTCGCAGAAGTGGTAGTCGTAGGTGGAGTAAGGCGAAGTGCTTTAATCTCTCTCAGCAACCTCTCAGACAACCGTATGCGCAATGCTAAGTCAGGTGCTTGGTGGGAAGACAATCAGCAGAGAGCTTTATCTAATAACTCTGTAGCTTATACAGATGTTGCAGAAACTGGTGCTTTTATGCGTGAGTGGTTATCACTATACGAATCTAAAAGTGGTGAGCGTGGTATCTTTAACAGACAAGCTGCCGAGAAACAAGCTGCTAAGAATGGTAGACGAGAAGAGTATAAAGACTTTGGATGTAATCCTTGTAGTGAGATTATCTTACGCAACAAACAGTTCTGTAATTTAACTGAGGTTGTTGTAAGACCTGACGATGATCAAAACACCTTAGAATCTAAAGTAAAAGCTGCTACAGTTCTTGGAACATTTCAAGCTACACTTACAAACTTTAGATACTTGACTAGCAAATGGAAACAAAATACAGAAGAAGAATCTTTACTCGGTGTATCTTTAACAGGTATCATGGACAACAAAGATATGCTAAATGGTAAAATAGATTTAGAAAAACTTAAAAATGTAGCTATTAAATACAATAAAATATGGGCTACAAAGATGGACATACCACAATCAGCAGCTATAACTTGCGTAAAACCTAGTGGAACAGTTAGCCAACTGGTCGATAGTGCTTCTGGTATTCACACTAGACATAGCCCATACTACCTTCGTACAGTAAGAGCAGATAAGAAAGATCCTTTAGCTAGGATGATGGTTGATGCAGGAGTATACCATGAAGATGATCTTACTAAACCAGAACATACTTTGGTATTTTACTTTCCAATGAAGAGTCCTAAAGGTGCGTTGACTAGGAAAGACTTGTCAGCTACTGAACACTTAGGAATCTGGAAAGACTATCAAGACCAATGGTGTGAACATAAACCCTCTGTAACTGTTTCAGTAAAAGAAGATGAATGGTTAGATGTAGGTGCTTGGGTATATAAAAACTTTGATGATATATCAGGCATATCTTTTCTTCCTTACTCAGATCACTCATACAAGCAAGCTCCTTATCAAGAGATAACTTATAATGAGTATAGGAAATGGCTAAAGAAAACAACAGACGTTGTTGACTGGTCTAAGATTACTGAGTATGAAACAGAAGATAACACAGAAAACACAAAGGAACTAGCATGTAGCGCAGGCACATGTGAAATAATTTAATGGAAAAGGATTTTAAAAAAACAGAAGCAAACTTAATAAGCTTTAAAGTTCTCCTCAACAGAGACAATCAATTAATAACTGAACTTTCAATGCTCCCTGAAAAACATATTGATAGATTGTTTCATGTTGATGAGGCTTGGATTGTCAGAAACGTCATAAACAAGAGCAAAGGAAAACTTTTTAACTTGCACGATTATTTACAGGGAGAGTTACAAGCATTACAGGAGAAATGATATGAAAAAAATATTAGCTGTTTTACTTAGTTTACTTATCAATACAGGACACACTTCAAATTATGTAACAGAACACGACATAATCTGTCTCGCAAAAAACATTTATTTTGAAGCAGGTAATCAACCTCTCGTAGGTAAAGTTGCAGTAGCGAATGTAACTTTAAACCGCGTAAAAGATTTCCAGTTTCCTAATACAGTTTGTGAAGTTGTATATCAAACTGAATGGACCACAAACTGGAAGGGTGAAGAAGTTCCCACACGAAACAGATGTCAGTTTAGTTGGTTTTGTGATGGCAAACCAGACCAACCAACCGACTCTGAAACGTGGGTAAAGTCTATAGCAATAGCAGAGTTAGTGTTAGATAAATATTATCCTGACCTTACAGAAAATTCTTTATGGTATCATGCGGATTATATTAAACCTAACTGGTCTAACTATTTAAATAAAACTGTGCAGATCGAAGCACATATATTCTATAAATAATTACTTAATCTTTATAGCTACTGGTTTGTCTTCTTCTGGAACAATGCGTTCCATTTTAATAGTCAACATACCATCTTTAAGTTTAGCATCTTTGATTTCAATATCATCTGCAAGATTGAAACTTCTTTTAAAGTTTCTATTTGCTATACCTCTGTGAAGAGTTTGAAAATCAGCAGGATAGTTTTCGTTATTTTTATCTACTGAAGAACCTTTAATTGTTAAAATGTTTTTTTCTCTAACAACGTCTAAGTCTTCTTTAGATATACCTGCAACTGCCATCTTTAGTTCGTAGGTGTTTTCTTTCTTGGTCATGTTGTATGGGGGATAACCTGAACCTCTGTCAATATTTTGCAAGCGATACATGTCGTTGAACAAAGCATCGAATCCAATAAATGAGTTTGAGAATATAGGTTTGGTGAGGTCTAATAAGAATTTATTAGTCATAGTATTTACTCCTTTTTATTAAGCAAGTGTTATTGTTATTATTGGCGCACATTATGCCACACCAATACTTATATTATAAGGTCAGATTTAAACTTTGTCAAGTTTTTTTTAACTTCCCTGTTTGATTGTAATGTTAGAACTGCTACCGCCATTAGTAGTAATCTGATTTACTTTCCCTTCCTGTTCAATACGAATGTTGTATGAACCTGCTTTATCTACTTTCATTTCTAATGTATCTTCGATAGCTCTAAGAAACTTTAAATGCGTATCAGTCACAAAGGTACTTATCTGTGTGTTGCTATCATATCCTACTGCTGTTCCTTTTACTCCATCAGCAGACAAAGACTTCTCAGCTTTTTCAAGTTCGTCAACCTCCTGTATCACATCTAAAAGATCTTCAAGAAAGTTACCTGCTAAATAATCTATGTCTAGCTCTGTATATTCTAACTCATTATCTTTTAGTTCGTCTGTGTCAAGCTCGTTAAAGTCTAACAAGTCTACATCAAGTATGTTATCTGCTACTGCGTTTCCTTCTTCTGTTTCTAGCTCTTGTCTTTGTGGAGGATTGACAATCAACATATTGTCTATCATGTCAACAGTCAGATCAAGAATAACAGAAGGTGTTGGCGCAGTTTCAAAGTTATAGACTGTAGTAGCTTCATAAGGTTTGTTAAGTATCACTTGTCCTAGAGCTGTGTCTACAGTTATCTCTCCACTAGCGTTACCAAACTCATCAGGTAAAAGTATCACCAGAGCTTCACCAGTTTCTTTTACAGTTATTGTGAAGTCTGTACCTCTTATTCCAATCGTTGCCGCGTGTGTCCTGATTGTAATATTATCTTTTGGTATGCGTGGCTTCTTACTGGATATAAAACGACCTGTTCCTTTTACAAAGTTAAGAGCCATGCTTGACTTACTAGGATTAGGATCAAACACAAACTCGTCAATAATAACATTGCTGTGTTCTGTAAGTCTTATTGTAGTTTCATCTCTAAACGTAACACCCATCCTGCCTTTAGCAGTTTCAAGTCTGTCCATAGAGTTAAGAGAAAAGTCTATTGCACTTTCGTATGGCTTATCTCTTACTACTCTGGTGTTTCCGTTTAGTTCTGTAATACTTCCTATATCAACATCCAACTGCTGTGCCTTGATCGTCTTGATTAACGCATACCGTTCCGTTGTTTCCACTAGATGTAATGCGCAACCAATCATTATCCAAAGTAGACTGCTGATCAACAGCAAACGACCTTGAGTTACCATCGTGTTCCAACTTAAAATACCCAGACGCATATCCATCTCCATCATAATTAACTGTGTTACTGTCACCATCAAGATCTATGTAGTTTGTAGCCGAGTCTACATCTAAATCAATATTAACAGTATTAGAATCCCCTTGAACTATTGTGTCTATATCAGCACCACTAGATAAACTATTAGTAGCTAGATCAAGAGTAAATGTGTTCGTGCTTCCATCAACATCTACATTTACATTTGAGTTATCTGCTGAATAAGTATTAGTAGGATCAACTTGAATAGTGTACGAGTTTGTATCACCATCAAAATCAAAGATACCTGTAAATGTATCTGAGTTAATATCACCAAGCATTTTATTATTGTTACCAATCTGATTCACATCTAATGTCATAGTTGTACCATCAAGATCAAATGGAGTCATAGAGCCATGTGTCGATAGCAATCCTCCAATTATGTTACCACTTCCAAGTTGCTCTAAATCTATGTTAGCTGTCGCACCGACCTGTTCTACATATATCTCATTATCATCAGCTATTACGCTACATGATATAAGCAACAATAAGCTAATTAGTTTCTTCATATTCCCAATACCCCCTTTTTATTCCTGTTTTAATTATATCTAACACACCTTCTTCTATTGCTTGTTGTAAAGCTATAGATGTTGACTCGTTTTCTGCAGCTCCACCTTCTATCTCTACAAGTTCTGTTCCGTTAGAAATAAAACGAAACAAGTCTTGAGAAATTCCTACCGAGATAATACTTTTACTTACTAACACCTCTACCAATACTTCACCTGTTGAAACAGATACAAGTCTTAAAGATATAGTAATTAAGTCTTCTCTATATTCTTTAGAGCTTCCTATACCTAAATATCTAGCTCCAATTCCTCCTGATTTTATGTTCGTATCTATGCTTATTACAGCACCTTGCATTAATAACCCTGCCAACAAAAGAGGTTTTACGCTGTTGTTCTCTTCAAATGTTTCTCTTGTGCTTCGTATAAGCTGTCTTTCTTTAGTCAACGAGTCTAATCCAACTCGTTCTGCTACTTGAAAAAACTCTCCATTTGCAGCATGTTTTAAAGCTCTTATAAGAAAAGCTTCTGGTGCTTGTGTAATAGCTGTAGAGAACAACGCAAACTGTCCGTTGCTTTTTCTCTGTCCTGTTTGATCTATAAAGCTATTAGGATATATAGCTATAACTGGTTTTCTTTTTACTGGCGGTATATTTTTTAATTCTTCTGATTGTAAATCTAGAATGGATGCTTTTTCTATAATGATGTAAGGTATGCCACCTTCTTCAAGTAACGAAGTGTATCTTGGCGCACAACTAGAAAGTAAAACTACCGATAGGAACAGTAATACTGGTAACGCTACCGTCTTCATCTGTAATAGTAAGTGTGATAAGCTCATTTTCAACTTTGTATTCAATAGTGTTTCCCTCTAGCTCAAGTGTACCTGATGTTTGTGGTGTTTCTCCGAACAGTTGTTCTACCATTTGCCTAGATAACTGCGCGTAGATTCTGCTTTCTAAGTTACGAATAAACCTTGCAAGTGTAGTATTATCTGCTTCTCTAGCTAACTCATCTTTATAAGCTTCTATCTCATCTTTAATAGCTTGTCTTCTAGTAGTTTCTTGATTTTCTATTGTAAGATAATGACTAGATGTATTTATTCCAGAAAAGCTAGGACTTTTAAACTTGTAAAGTATTTCGTCTGCTTTTAATGCGTTACTAAAAAAAAGTAATATAAATAAAAAAATAAAATTACACACAAATAATAAATTAATAAGTGTATTTACCGATATTTCTTCAAGAATTTTTTTTGTTTTCTTTATCATCTACTAACCTATTTTCTTCTTTAAGTTCAAGCACGGTGTTTACTTTTTGTTGTAGTCTAATCATATCTTGATCTAATAATCTAAGTTGATCTGTTAATCTAATAATAGTTATCTTCATCTCCTGTACAGCAGGATCAATCTTATTTGTAATTGTTTGCCATACAAAATAAACAAAGTAGCCAAGTCCTACGACCATGACTACTGGAAACCCAAAGTCAGACACTACCTGTACTATGTCCATTATCTAAACTTCTTTTGTATATATTTTATTCCTGCATATATTGATAAACCATAAATAGCAAACAAACTAAGAGAGCCAAACACAATAAAATAATCAGAAGGGTATAGATATATTAAACCAAATAAACCATCTACTGCTGCTTCTACGTCACCTATTGGTGCATAATTAATCTCGTCTTGCATCTATTTTTCCATCCTCTACAAAGTTTTCTGCTCTGGCTATTCGTTCTAAGTCAGGTGATAAATTTAATGCGCTACTTACGCTAGTATCAATGCGTATCATATCGTTGTTCATAGTAGAGGCTCTGGTAATAAGCATTTTAGATATAGCCTGAACAGTTTGTATTTCACCCACAAGACCATCCATTAATTGTTTCATAACAAGAAAAATAAAGTATGCCATAATAAGACCACCTGCAACAGGTAATCCAAGTTCAGCTACAAGTACAAACATACTTTCCATGTTTTACCACTTAACTTTATTAGCCCAATAGGCTGCTGACATTTTACCTCGTTTAATATTTTTAGCGTGTCTGGCTTTAAAAGATTTGCGTTTCATCTTCATTCGCCTAGACTCGCCTGCTTTAGGTTTCCCTGCAGTCTTAGCTCCCTTCTGCCCAAAGCGTATAGTTTTTATTTTATCTCCCTCTTTAGCAACAACTATATGAGACTTTTTAGGGTGATTTGGAGTACGTTTGGGTTTGTTAAAACCAGATACTCCTGCTCTAGCAAGTCTAGGATCTCTTTTCTTAGCCATTATTTCTTCTTCCTTTTCTTAGTTTTCTTTTTATGAAGACCATGCCTAGCATGTTGTTTACCTTTAGCAGTAGCAGCTCTTTTCTTTTTATTAGCTGCTGCTAGTTTTTTTCTACCTGCAGGAGTAGATTTAAGTCTTTTAATTTTTGCAGACGGAGCATAGACTTCACC